ACTGGGGTGATGTGTGCCTCTGGTGCCCCGACCTTGATCTGCTGCGCGTGATCCGCATCGAGCGCCAAGAAGCCGAGATTGAGGCTCTGGAAATAGCCTTGCTGTTCTTTGACGAGCGCGTTGAACGCTACCGGGCTGCGCTGGCGAAGTTCCTGCCCGCGCCCCTGACCGGCGACGTGGCCGCGTACTGCCGTGGCGATGTGGGAGCGCACGCGCCAGATGTTTAAGCGGATGACTTTTGCATGAGCGGCGTGGACGCAAACAAAATACGAAGCTGCAAGACTTGCCGATTCCTGGCCGTGCCGCAGGATGCCCGGGGCCGCATCGTGGTGCGCGCAAAGAACGCATACGAATGCAGCGCCATAGTCCCGCTGCCAGCACTGCCAGACAGCATGACGCGGGCTTACGGGTTCCGATGGCCGATGTCGCGTAGCTACATGACTGGGGACAGTGGCACGCTTTGCCCGACGTGGGAAGTAAGGGCCTAACGGTGCCGATAACCGGATTGCCCCGCAACCGGGGTAGCCGAAGCGAGAAAATGCCAGCCGGGGCAATTCCGGTTGATTGGCGGGTTAGGCCCGTTGGTGGGGAAACATGATGAAGATTGCAGGCCAAGACCATGCCGCGTTTGTGCTGGCAGGTTGCCAAGCGGCGATTGCGCAGCACGCCAAGCCTGAAGACAAGTGCCAGCCTATGGTGCAGATCATGAGCCTTGGCTTCGGCCTAAGTGTGGTAGGCGTCGATGCTTTGGAGGCGCTGCGCCAAGCCATTGATTTCGCCATTGACGGCCCAGCCGTGTGAACGGGCCTAACGGTTGAGTTCAGGCGTGACCGGAGGCGCAGCCGTAGGGCATCGCCTGCAACGAAATGTTAGGCCACGCTGGTGGCAAAGCGAGGAAATGATGGAACCAGGCGAACACCTGAAGGCAGGCGAGATAGTGCAGCTGAACCCGGAGACTTGCCGGAACCGCATGTTTGCGGCCTGCATGATGACGGTGACAGAACCGAAGCCGTGGGGCGCTCAAGGGTATGTGCAAGGGCTTGGTCAGGACGACAAGCCGGCTGGGCAAGCGTACTACCGCGCACAGTGGGAAGAAATGGAGCGCACCGGCGGCGCCGCACCGTATTGCGTGGCCTAACGTTGCCGATAAGCGGCAGGCGCCGGTACTCCGGTGACTGTCCGCTTGATTGGCGGGGTTAGGCGCGTGCCCCATTCACGCGCTGCTGTTTGAAAGCCAATGATGACGAAGAAAGTACGAATCGAAAACGCCGACACCAGTAGCCACAAACTTGTGGTGCAGGTTTGGCAAATGCAGGCAGACGGAGAGCCGCATGTGATGACTGCCGAGCACGCCATAAACGGCCCGACTGACATGGTTGAAGCCTACGTGTACGGCGCGGGCCAGTATCTTGTAGTGCGCGAGGTCTGATGTTTCGGCGGGCGACAACCGCAATGGCGCTGACGGGGCTGGTCTTTCTACCCTTTCAACAGCAACGCCAACGCTGCGCGGGGGTGCTACCCCACGTCGCCCGCCACCTAGCGCCTAACGCAAAATTAACCCGGCTGCGCAGCAGTCCGGGTTCAATGCCGGGTTAGGCCCGGCGTAACCGGAGCGAGAAGAATGAATGACGACGAAATGCGAGAGGTGGTAAAAGAATGCGGCCTCGACTGGCACCGTGGCTATATGCCACTGTTTGACAGCGACCCCACAAACCGATATGCGGTTTTGATCGAAGCCGTCGTTGCCGCAGAGCGACAGCGGATGTTGTCGATGCCTAACCTGATGCACGCATGCGACCTGCTCGGCGTGAGCGCAGACGGCACGCATTGCGAAATACTTCGGCGGGCGTTGTATAGGGCCTAACGTGGGAGCTAAGTTGGAGACAACGGCGCCCGCCCAGGACTGACCGGAGCATGACGGTGCCGAGTGGCGCCGTTGGCTCTCAACTTGAGCGAAGGGTTAGCCAGCACCCTACCCATGCTGGCACAACGAAAGGGAACGACGATGATTGACTTGACCGGGACAAGCAAAGCCGAGGCGCTTGCGAAGTTGTACAATGCGAGCACCCCGCGAGGGATGGGCTTTCTGCAGGGCACAAAAGGCGACATGACTGTGGCTGAAGCGCAGGGCATGTTGGATAGCGGGCAGACGTACTTCGACTACCTCAAGGGCCGCGTGATGAAGGTGGACCTGAGCGACGACAGCTTTGACCCTTGGCTCTATGACCGAGACAACGGGCAAGGCGCCGCAGCCGCAGCGCTGGCACGTTCGCCCGCCACCGTGGCCGCTTAAACGCACAGATGCCGGCACGCATGTATTGGTGCTGGCTAACGGTTGAGTTAAGCGGGCGCCACGCCTGGGCGTGACCGGAGCGAGCTACTGATGTGGGCGCTCCGCTTGAACGAGGGGTTAGAACGCATGCTGCACTTACTTGAAGCCGCGCTTTTTGGAAGCGCCCCGGTCGTCGGAAGCACTGATTGCGCTGCCGAGCTTTTCTATGTTGGCTACAAGCGCGTGCCGACAGTAACTGACGGCCTATCCAACCTGACAGAGATTGTTTTCCCTGCTTCCGACCAAGATGAGCCGGTATATGCCACGCATGTGGCTGTAATAGACGGCTGCGGTGTGATAGTGGCGGTTCATGCGTTCTAACGTTGGCTAGGCGGCTTCGCCCGACTTTGCGCCATGCAACGCCCCAAGAGTCGCCGCCACGTCAACGCCGCAAACGCGCGCTGGCGAGAAGTCGCGCGGGCTACCCCTTGCGCCGTCTCGGATCAAGCCCGTAGGTCGCGCGCTCGACGATGCGGCCGTCCTTCGCGTGAATGAACAGTTCGCACGGCTGGCCGAGCGTTCTCCACTGCCTGCGCCCATGATCACGCCCCAGCGCCACGGCCATGAGCTTCGTTCGGTTTTTCCAGACCGTGCCGTCGGCGGTGCGGCCTTGCCACGCGCCCTCAGTGCGCAGCCAACGAACGGTGATCTTGATACGTTTCATTGCTACAACTCCAGTTGTTCTCGCGCCACGCGCAGAATTTGCGACACCCGGCCGGGGCAGTGGCGCCTCGCCACAGGGCGATCAGCGCCACCTGCATCAAGTCGTCAGCCCACAGATTGCGACGGTCCCATTGCATCCGTCGCAATGCGATTGCGATGGCCCGCCTGTGCTCCGGCGTTGGCCGCCACTTATCTTGAGCAAGCTGCGCCTGCGGTCGCATCGTGTACTGCCAGGGTGCAAAGCGCTTGGTAAAGACTGACCCCACCCATGAGCTTTCGGGCGTCTTTTGTGTGACTGTGCAGAGTGGCGACGCCAACGCCCAGCGCATCGCTGGCCGGCTTGAACGAGCCGAGCGTGCGCAGCGTGCGCAGGGTCATCAGGTGGCACCCCGACAGCCCCCACGGGTTGCCGCTTACCGGGCCGCTAGTTTTGACGCCGAGCAGTTTCATGGCGTGTCTCTCGATTGATGAAGGTGTCGCCAGGGCCGGCGACGCGAACCCATTTTGAATTACTCATGATTGTCTTCCGGGGGTGTTGCCTTTGGTCGTGCTGCCGAAATAGTAGCCGGCGATTGAGCCGACCACGAGAGAAATGATCGTCGCGGCGATGGTCGCCCGAACGTCGCTGGCCCAGCCTTCGGTGAACAGAACGCTGTACGCAGTCATGTAGGCCAGCGGCAGCAGGCTGATGCCGGCCCAGAAGCTTGGGGACTGCAAGACAGTCCGGCCACTGCCGGCAAACGCCAGGTCGGCCTTCCGAGCGCCGTCAATGCCGCCGCCGCCGGCTTCAGCGATCTCGAACCAGCGCGCCTCCACCGCCGTTTTTGCAATCTCCCGCGCCTCGGGGTCACGCGCCAGGGTCTCGGTCAATTCCTGCGCGTTGCGCGCCCCGATGGCGTCCTGGGCAATCCCGACCGCCAACTCCGCGGCCCTGACGTTTCGCTCGGCGACCTCGCTGCCGCTGCCGAATATCCGGCCGAGCTTGGGGATCGCGTCGATGATGGCCGGCAGAGCAAGGCCAATAAATGCGGGTATGGGCATAGGGTCGCCTTCTGATGTGTTGGATTGCCAGGACGGCGCGGGCGGGCTCGCTGGCGTTTGCTGCTGGGTAGGTATCGGCGGTGGTGCTGGCGCAGCCTGTGCGGCCGCCTGGTCAATCAGCGCAGCCTTTGCCAGCACCAGCCGCGTGCGGCGGTCGTCGATGCCGTTTGTGCCGCCGTTCACGCGCCGGGTGATGAGTTCGAAATTGTCGGCGTCGGCCAAAAGGTTGCAGCCTTTGCGGTGCCAAAACTCGGCGGCCACCAGCGCGCCCCATTGGGGCTGCTCGACGGTCTCGGGCTCGGCTTCAAAGTCTGGCACCCGCTGCACGACATTGCGCATGCGGTCCCGCGCCGCTGCGTAGTTCGCGCGGCCAGTCAGCTGGATCGGGCCGCGGCCCATGTAGCGGGCGCCGTCGCCGGGCTGCACGTTGCCCAGGTTGTGGCGGCCCTCGTAGCTCGCCTGCGCTGGCGTCGGGCCCCAGATCTCCCGGACATGCCGCAGGCTGCCGCTTTCGTGGCCCACCTGCGCGATGAAATGCGCCAGGCGCTGCGGCGTGTCGATGCCGTACCGCTCGCAGGCCAACCCCAGCGGCTGCGCCCAAAGCTCCGCCCGCGCGGGCGTGCAGCCCATCGCAGCGAGCAAAACCGCGGGCGTCAGGCGCATGTCTCAGCCCGGGCCGGTGGTGGCCGGGTCTTCAACCCGATCATCGACGCCTTGCGCCAGCGCCTTGCCTTCGGCCGAAGACGTTTTTAGCTCAGCGATGACGGCCAGCACGTCCGCCGGCAGCGGCACCGCAGCCAGCTTGTCTAACAACGTCGTCACGTCGGTGTTGATCTTCACCAGCGACGCCTTCATCGCGTCAATATTGGCTTTGATTTCAGTGATGTCTTGCAGTGTTGTCATGGAAATGGACTCCTGTTTGCGGAAGAGGAAAAGGAAGAACAGGCTCAGGACGAGCCACTCGGGGAAACTCATGGGCCCACCCTGCCGCGGATCAAGGTGGTGATTCGATCCAGCGCAGCGTCGGCCATAGGCTCCAGCAGTCGCGCGCCGCCGTACCCACCCAGCGGCAGCATGATTGCCAGCAGCCATACGTCCCAGCTCTGCCAGGCCGAGACAGCGAACGTGATGAAGCCGATCAAGCTGGCGGCTACCACGTCCTTGACCAGCTCACGCCACAGCCGCAACGCGCCGTCTTCGGCATTGCTTGTGCTGCGGATACGCGCCGCGGTGCGCGCCATTCCGCCCCACAGCGCCAAAAGGCACCCGATTGCGATCTGCGCCCAGGGCAGATCCACCAGGCTGGCCGGAGACGCCGCCACAGCCAACGCCGCCGCCGTTGTCACCCAGCCCAGGCCCAGCAGCACCAGGACGAAGCGCTGCAAGGTCTGGCCCCTATTCATCACACCGGTCCCGCAGGGCGCTGGCCCAGCCATACCAGCAGCACAGCGCGCCGCCGACGACGTAGTTGACAGTGAGCACCCAGGCGCCGTCATTTGCGTAGGCCGAAGCGGCCATCGCCTGCATCCAATAGACGGCGCCCAGCAGCATGAACCCCAGGTGCGAGAGCCGCGCAGCGCACCGAAAGTGCCCGAACGGCAGCACGTCATTCACGATTACGTCGGCCCACCCCAGCGCCACGACGATAGACATGCCGACCATTACGGCCCAGCCGAGCATGTTGCCGTTGTTCAGCACCTCCGCGGTCAGGCTGCCCGGGCTCAGCCACGCCAGCATCACGGTCACGCTGGCCTGCCAAAGCAAGACTGTGCGCACCAGCAGCGCGTAGCGCAGCATCGGGTGGGTGGGTAGCGTCTTCATACTTTCTGCAACCGCACCGTCACAGCCGCAAGGCCGTTGTTGGTGGGGCCGCCGTTGTCGAATGTGAATGCGCCGGCTGAAGACGATGTGTTGTCCAGCAGTTGGTACGCAGCAGCCAGCCGGTTCTCGCCGGCCGTGCCGCTCCACAGACTGGTGTTGGTCGGCGGTGTCGGCGTGGTGGCTGCTGTCAGCCCATTGATGCTGGTCGCGAAGGTCAGCACGAGTTGGCCGTTCTGCGTCGATGTCACTGCCGGCGGCGTCACGGTGTTGGTGCTTGTGCTCGCCACGTTCGACGTTGAGCTTGCAGCAACGGATATGTTGCCGCCGTCCCGCTTGGCTGCGCAGGCCAGGATGCCGATGCGCAGCGAACTGGCCTGGGTGAAGATGTGTGCCGTGCCCTGGTCGCTTGGTGCCACGCTGTTCTTGGTAAACACCGTCAGCCGCTGCAGGGCCGTCGCTGCACTTGAGCAGTCCACGCTTTGCAGCACAGTCCAGCCGGCCGGCGGGGTGATCGCGCTGCGGGCCATCACGGCGACGAACACCAGGCCCCCGGTGCTGATGACTGACGGCAGGGTCACGGTGATGCTGGTGGCCGCTGTCAGGTAGGTGGCTTCGGTCCACGAAGGCATGTACACGAACGGGTCTACCGCGTTGGTGGCGCCGGACAGCTCGATCTGGATGCGGTTGATCTTGTTCATGCCGACCTTGCTGATCGTCACTGCCGAGCCAGCAAACCAACGAAGCGTGCGCTCGATCAGGAATCGCTCCCTCTGCTGTGCGTAGACCAGGCGGTTGGCGCGCAAGAAAAACAGCAGCATGTCGTTCGTTGCGGTCTGCCCCTCTCGCTTGTCGTCTTGCGTCAGGAAAGGGCTCGTGACCCCTGAGCCGATGGTGCTGGTGGTCGTGCCAGGGATGCTGCTGTCGTACCAGTACAACTTGGCGATGTTGAAAGCCACATAGCCCACGGTCGGGCGCATGTTCTGGTCGAAGCACAGCGTCAGTTGCGTGATGCCGGCTTCGGTGAATACAGTGGTTTCTGTGCCGCCCGGGAAGATGCCGATGCGCACGTCGTTGCCTACCAGCCGCAGCCGGTAGGTGTTGACGTTCTGGCCCTGCGTGGCGTCGTTCAATGCCACCCCGCCGCGCTCGAAGTCGATGGTGCGGTTCGGCCTGCCCAGGTCGTCGGGCGAAAACAGCGGCGCTTTCTGCGGCACGACAGCCAGAGCGTTGCCGGGCAGGCTCATGGGCGGCGAGCCCAGTTGACTGAAGTATTGAGAACCAGCGTCTTGGTGTCGTCCTTGGGAATGCTGGCGCCGAAGTCGTGCTGGAATGCGCCAAATCCTCCGTAATACAGAAAAGATCGAGCCCCGCCAGTTACGTTGCCAAAACTCAATGAAAAAGTGGTAAACCCGGTCATTTGATAACTGTTGTTGCTATAAGCATTAGTTGTGTTGCCAGAAGCTGGCGACTGTGAGCCGCTTGGCGCGGAAGTAATGGCGCCAAAAGCACCCGAAAAAACGGCGCCATTATTTCCAAAGGGCGAATTCAATATGACTTGGTCTGTGGGAATGGGCCATCCGCTGCCAGTTGTTGATGTTACTTGCGCAGCCCTTCCCGCTACGGTGTAGCTAACCGCACCAATTGTGTGAACGCTGGACGTGTCAACGTTTGGAGGGTAGCCACGCAACCTGTAGATAATATCCAGCTGCTCTGTAGCAAGCACGGTGATAGTCGTGGGCGATCCGCCGCTATCCAGAATCAGTGCGCGAGAAAACATGTTGGCGCCAGTTAACCAGCCGGCGCCGACTTCCGATAAGGCTTGACCCGTCAGCGCGCCAAGCGTAGTGCGGTAGACGAGCGTCCTGCTGGTGTAGTAAGGCGGCGACCCCTGCGCCGTCAGCGCGCCGCCCGGGGCCGCGGTGGTCGTAAACGTCACCTGCGCGTCAAGCCCGGTCTGCGCTGCTGTCGGTGTTGACGTACCCGTGCCGACAGCAGCGCCAGAGATAATGTTGCTAGTACCCCACCTGTTCAACCCAGCGTCAAGAATGATGTTCGGGAACCACCCCGTCTCTGACTTCACGCTGCCGTCGCCGCGAATCACCCGCAGGTTGTATTCTCCCGACAACCCCACCTTGCCGCTCGGCGGCTCAACGTCCAAAAACCTGCGCGGCAGAATGATGTGGCCGGCGTTCGGCCGGAATATCTCGCGTGATGTGAGGTCGCTCATGTCAAGACTCCAGAAACAAAGGCGTGGGTAACGTCCACCGATTCAGGCAGAGCGTTGGAGTAGTTCAGCAGTACCGTTGTGAGAACGCCGCTCACGAACGCATGCGTCACGTCTACGGACTCGGGCAGCGCGTCCGGGTAGGTTAGGAGCACAATCGTCAATACCCCGCTGGTGAAGGCGTGCGTGACATCCACTGATTCGGGCAGCGCGTCCGGGTAAGTCCGCAGCGGCTGCAGCAGCACGCCGCTCACGAAGGCATGGCTCACGTCCACCGATTCCTCGGTGAAAACACTCAGGAACTTGCCGCCCAGGAACGCATGCGTCACGTTCAGCGAGTCGATGTTGATGATCGGGTACGGCGCACTCGTCAGCACCGTCCGCGCCTTGAAACGGTACGGGTCGATCAGGAAGTCCATGCGACACCCCTACGTCCCAATGCTGCCGACAATGGCCACGATCAGCCCGCGCGCTCCGCTGCCGGCCTGCACGATGCTGACTCGAACCTCGGCGTCGTCTGGCAGGGCCGTCACCAGCAGGACGACCGTTGAAGCCGCCGTCACGCTGGTCAGCTCCAGCGCGTCGATGGTCAGCGGCGTGGTCAACATCGGCGCCCCGTTGACCGTGAGGTTGATTTCCACTACACCGGAGGCGCTGCTTTCGATCAGCGATGCCCGAACCTGAAACACCGTGATCGCCCGCTGGATGCGAAAGTAAGCCACGTCCAGGCCGACCTCCAGATTGCTTTCCAGGTCGCTGCACGAAAGCTGGTACTTCGTCGCCCCGGTGACGGTGCCGATCAGGTCGAATCCACGCTGGATCAGCACGAACTCGTTGACCACCGTGCGTGCCCGCGCCAGAGATCCGGCAATGGCCGTGAAAGCTCGCTGGTAGTAGGGGTTGGTGGCCATGTCAGCGCGCCATCTTTCTGGGGGTGTAGATGAGCTGGTTGGTCTTCAGCGTGTGCGGCAGTTCGTTGGTGGACAGTGAGCGAAGCAGCAAAGACATGCTCCTGCCCTGCCCGTGAATCGGGAACCGTAGACGGTTGACCAGGGCCACGTCCCAATAGGCGCGGTCCCAGGAATTGAAGTCGTAGAACAGCCCCGCCCCGTAGACCTGGCGGAAGGCGTTGATGTTGGTCGTGCTCACCCCGGCAGAGTTGGGGTCAGAGTCATCGAACTCCCCGGCCACCGCGATCTCGAAGGCGCTCTCGGCTTCGATCTGCACTTCGGCGTGCCGGTATTGCTTCAGCGTCAACGGGCTGCGCTGGTTTTGGCTGCTCAGTCTCAGGCCAGCCTCGACCTCCAGGCCGTCGAACGAACGGCCCACGTCGGCCTCGTACACCATGCCGTTGAAGCCGCCGTAGAACACCCGGTAGAAGCCGTCGATCTCGCCGCCCACTGCGCACTCGATAACCATGCCGTAGTCGCAAGGCATCCACTCAAACCGCTTGCCGGTGAATGTGGCGCTGATGAACAGCCCATCGCTGAAGAAACAACGGTAGCGGCTCTTGTTGCGCACCAGCACGCTGCACTTGACGGATGCGTTGCGCACCAGCGGGTCGATGTTGCGAGACACCGACTCGTACTCGAAGTTGCCGAAACTCTGCGTGGGCTTGAAGCGGTTGAAGCCGTCACGGTCAAACGTCATGTGAACCCCGGCGATTTCCTGCGCGGCGTTTGCTTGACCACCGGCCTGGTCGCTGATCTTCTTGAAGTCCCACGGTTGAGATCCGCCGACGGCCGTGCCGTAGAGCACGAACACACTGTCGCGGCAGATCACCATCAGGGCAGCAGATGACTCTGATCCGCTGACCACCAACAAGCCGGTGCCCACGTCACCCGTGCCCAGCTCGGCCGCACCGGTCACTGCGCTCCACTGGTACGGGTCGCCGATGGATGAATGCTGCAAACTTCCCCGGTACAGGTAGAACAGGTGGTTCTTGTGGGCGATGACCTGAGTGGCACGCACAGCCCCCATGCCGGTGGTGATGGGAACAAGCACCGTGCCGTCGAACTCGAATTCGGCGTTCACCCCGTCGCAGCAGTACAGGCGTTCGCGGTTCAGGCTGGCCGTGAAGTTGAAAGCGAAGGTCTGCACCCGGCCGCCGTCCAACACGCTGATCACCGCGGCCGCGCCGGCCAGCACACAAGCCCCGCCGCCAGTCGCTGCGCCGGCAGCAAACACCCCAGCCACCGGATCGATGATCAGCCGGCCAGCAGCCGTGCCGGCTACGAAGTTGCCCGACTCCAGCACCACGCGCTTGACGGTAGCGGTGTTGGCCCCTTGAACCAAAGCCGAGCCTTCGGCGTACACCGCAGAACCCCCAGTGAATCCGACCTGGCTGAATAGAGGCACGACGGTCCAGCCGGTGGCGCCTTGCTTGTACGTGATGAGGTTACCGCCCGACCCGCGCCAACAGTAGACGACGCTGTTCAAGATCGCCACACCGCGTATCAGGTCCGCACCGGCCGGCGCCACGATGTCGGTGCGGTAGTGGTTGGCCGCCGCTTCGCTGATCACGTTGTCCAGAAACCCGTCAATCACCGGTTGCGTTTCGGTCACGGTTCCACGGGCGGTTACGCCTTCACGGATAACCTCGTTGACAAACGGCCCGCCGACGATCTTGGTCACGCCGATGCGAGTGGCGGTCACGTAGATCACCACGCCCGTGGTGCCCGATGTCAGGCCGTTGACGGCATCGCCAACCACAAGGCCGGTGAAGCCGGCTGTGGCCTCCAACAGGGTGTAGATGGCGGCGTGCGGTGAGGGTCTTCCACTGAAACGCTCGAAGCCGCCCAGGCGCCTGTAGCCCCCACCGAACTCGGCCTCGTAGTTCGTTGCGAAACGCGCCGTCCCGGACTGGGCCTGTCCCGGGGGCGAAGTCAGGTCGAGCCCACCGCCGAATGCCGAGGCATCGACTTGGACGGAGACCTGTGGCAGTTCGCGTGCAGCCATGATCAAGCCAGAGGCCGAGCCCCGATGGTCATCTTCGGGCCTTGGTCGGTCCACAGGTCGTCGTACAGTTGATCGCACTCGTCACGCGCACGGCTGTAGACCTCGGGCGCGGCATCGAAAGCGGCAAGGTTCTTCAGGGCCTCCCACGCAATGACCATGTGGTAGTCGTCAGGCATGCCTGGGATGTCGGCATCCAGCGCCAGCGGTAGCGCCTTGGTGCGGTAGTCGAACCGCACATGATGGATGGCGTTCGGAGTAGGCCCCAGCAACAGCAGGTTGTCGGGGCTCACAGACCAAAAGGTGGGCGACGCTGAAGCGTGCGTGCCGACGATGAAGCGGTCGCGGAACACGTCGTAGGGCAGCCACGTCAGGCGCCACTCGTTGGCCGGCACCGCGGGCAGGAGCGCAGAAACGGTGTAGTCGTCGCTGACATTCCGAAAGCCACGAAAGTCGGTCAGCGCCAGGGTGTTGCCAGGCTGCACCAGCATTTGTGCGATCAAGGCGGGGTCGTGGTCCATCCGCGCGGCGGTGATCGACATCAGCACGCGCTTGCGCATCCAGCGCCAGTGCTCGGTGCGGCGTTGAATCTTCTCCCACGCCGTCGAGACCCAGTTGCAGATGCGCAGGTCGTCGCCGACGGCGCCCACCACGGTAGCCAGGTTGCCGCCAGATCGGCCCGACTCCAGCTTCGTGCGGTTGACCAAGCCCAGGTAGTTCACGGCTCGATCAGAGCGCCGCGATCACGGTGTACGGGAATCGCTTGCGGTCGATCGTGACGGTCTTGTTGCGGTCGAACTCGTCAACCTCGTCCACGCCGATCACGGCCGCGTCCAGGCGAGTCAGCACCGACTTGGGCACGTCCACATCACGGCCCCGCTGGATGCGGAAATCGCCCTCTTCGCACCCGCCCATGAAGACGTGGCGCTCTTCGTTGTCGTTGCCCAGGCTGATGTTGATGGTGAACCATCCCTTCTTTCGGGCGGCGTCAATCGGCGGTTTGCGGATTTCGGACATGCGTGCTCTCCAGTGCAAAGAAAGGGGCCGAAGCCCCTGCCCGTGAGGGACTTAGAACGTGGTGGCCACCGGCACGAGGCCGACGTTGATGAACGTCGCCACGCCGGTCAGTGCAGTCGTGCCGGCAAGAAACACCGCCGTGCCAGAGACCACCTTCATCACCGCAAACGCCGTGAAGCCGAGCGGAATGTCGGGGATCACCGACTTGCCCACGGCATAACCGCCGCTGCCGATCGCCAAGCCGTCGAAGCCGCCCTGCACGACCTTGACGGTTCCTGCTGCGTTGGCGCCGATGACGTAGTAGCAGGTCGTGCCGACGGGCTGCTGGACGAAGCCCGTTGAGCCCGTGGGCTGTACGTAGTCCACCTGCGATGCCGGAAGGTCAGCCGCCACCAGCGCGGCCAGAGCCGTGTTGGTCTGGGCTGCGATGTTGCGCATCACGCCGGCAACCGTGATCGCTCCTGCGCCCGTGGTGGTAAATGCTGTGGCCGTGGCGCCAATAACGGCCAGGCCGTTGAAGAGGCATTGATTGGCCATCTGCCGCTCGGCGGCGGTCCTGATATGTGCTGCTGTTGCCATGATTGATGTCCTTGAAAATGGTTGAAGAAGGGCTCGCGTTGAGCCCGTTCAGGTTGCTTACTGCGTCACTCCGCATTCCAAACGTACCATCCAGGCGTCATTCAAAATACACGCCGTGGCGTACATCTTGAAGCCCACATGGCCGCGCTGACCGAGCACGTCGGAGTCGCTGGGCTTGGGGTTCACCACGATGGGCGTGACCGCGTTGCTGCCCGCCAGGCTGACGGTGGCGTAGGCGTCTGCCCCGACGATGATGATCGGGTAAACGTCGGCCAGGCCGGTGCCAGAGCCGCCGTTGGTCAGCAGCGTGGAACCGCTGGCACCAGCCACCAGGAACGGCGCGTAGAGCGTCGATGCCAGGAAGCGGATGTCACGGTAGCTGCCGATCTCGTTGGGCAGCAGCGGCATGCCGTTGCCGTACTCGCTCGGAGTGCGGAACGCCTTTGCACCGCCGGTTTCGGTCAGCGATTCCAGATCCACCTGCAGGTCCGGGTGGCAGAAGGCGATGTAGGACGGGCGGATCGGCGCGGTGCCAACCTTGTCGGTGCCCGCCAGGATGCGGGTGATCGGCTTGGCGTTCTGGCGCTTCAGTTGCCGGATGGCCCGGTTCAGGGCCAGCGTGGTGACGGCACTGGCCACTGTGCCGCGGGTCGTTGCAGCGCCAGCGTACAGCAGGTTGGTGCCGCCGCGGATGGCGTTGTAGCAGACGAGTTCGGCAGTTTGCCCGGCCATCTCACCCAGCACTTCGGCGTACTCGGTCAACACCGGGTCTTCGTGGGTGTCGGCGATCACGTCGGTGATCTGAACGCGGCGACCGAACTGCTGCAGGGTGGCCTGCACGTCGGTCGGCACGATGCTGTCGGGTGCAGGCGTAACGCCTTCAACCAGCGGCGTCAGGCTCGGCGCGAAGCCGTTGTAGCGGCGGAACCGGATGATGTTGGTCTTGTTCTTCGGAATCGGCTGTTGCTGGCCGAAACGCGACATGCACATCATGGGCAGCGCGCGTTCGAGAAGTTTGCTGGCTGCGAAAGCCGCAGTGCGGGGGGTCATATCACCATAAACGTTCGACATGATTCAGTCCTTCAGGCTTGCTTGAGCGCCTGCGAGAACACAGCGAAGTGGCCATCGAAGTCGTCGGGTGCAGGGCCGGTTGGCGGCCGTGCATTCCCACGAGGGGCCACACCCGCTGCGCGTCGTAGGCGCTCGGTGTTTGGGTTTGCCGGCTGTGCCAGCGCTGGGGTAGGTGCTGGGCTGCCCATAGGCTTGCCCTTTGCCGCGTAGTACAGGGTCAGCACGCTGGCGCTGTCTTCCACGGTGTTGGCTTCGGTGTAGATGCTGCGGATTTCCTGGCGTTGGCCTTGCAGCCAGCCGTCGAAGTCCGCGCCACGGATGTCCTCGCGCCATGCGGGAGTGAAGCGCTCGTCAAGGCCGTTCCAGACCTCTTCGTGCTGCTTCCTGTCCTCGCGGGAAATGATCGGCTGCAAGCGTTGGTTCGCCTGTTCAGCTTCCTGCTGCGCTTGCTCGACCTTCTTGCGGAGTTCGGCGACGGTCGACTCAAGGCCGGCGGTTGCTGTGCTCACGCGCTTCTGGACAGCGGCGTTCAGGTCTGGGGCTTGGTCCAGCACGTCATCATCGACCGGCGCTGCGGCTTGAACCGGGGCGGCTTTCGCGGCCAACAGTTCATCGAGCTGTCTGCGCATCTCGTCAACGACTGACTTGAGCTGGTTGTTCTCTTTGGCAAACGCCGACACCCGGTTCGCGCTGCTGCGCTCGCGGTGGCGTGCGTCATCGACCTGGCGCTGCATTTCCCCGAGGGGGTCTGCTGCCGGCTGCTCATCATCCGATGCGGCCGGCGCTGTGGGCGCGGGCGCTGCTACAACAGCGTCGTCGTCAACCTCAGAGGCGGGCGCGGGCGCGCTCTCCGGGGCTTTGGCGAACTCTGCGAAGGCTTCGTCGAACGAATCTGCAAGGTCTTGGGACATTGGTTTCTTGACGGCGTACCCTGCGGCAGAGGCGGTCGCGCTTTGTGATAGGCGCGAGTGTCAGAATCCAAGCCTTCTTTGTCACGGTTCGCATACTCGGTCTATGAACCTACCCAAGTTCGAGTGGTACATGATCCCGATGTCGGTCCTTGCCACGCTGCCCTTCGTGGCGCTGTGCGTGTGGTTCGGCGCGGCCTTCGATCTGCCGTGGCTGTTCAATGCCGGGGCTTACATCAGCCTGATACCCACCGTGTTCTGGGGCGTGCCGATGGTCGCCATTGCCGTCGGCTACCCGCTGATGTGGGCCTTCATGGGCTTGCAGTGGCTGGCTCTTTGGCTGGCACGGCAGATCGAAGAGCTTCGTCATAGACGCGGTTGACAGACTGCAGCACCTTGCGGCGGTGCCCTGCCAGCGTCATTAGTTCGGCGTACTTGGCAGCCTCGGACTTGTCGGACGCGATGATGGCCAGTTCGGCATCTCTAAGCGTTGTCAGTTGTTTCTGGACACCCTTCAAGCCTCCGCCCAGCTTGTAGAGCGGCCCGGCTTCTTCTGCTAGTTTGCGGGCCTCGTCCTTCTTGCCGTCCTGGTTGGCGTTCTGCGCCGGCTCATAGGCTTCCTTGATCGCGTCCATGCGCTCGTAGGCCAGCATGCGGTCGTTCTCGTCGTTGATGCGGCCATTGAACTGCTTCACGAACGGCAGCCGATTTACATCGAGTTCAGGCCGTTCAATGTTCTGGCGAACATAGAAGGCGTTGGCAATATCGAGAATGAAGGTTGCCGGCCCACCACCGTAGGCGCGCGTCAGGTTCTCCAGCGTGGCAGGCGTGAAGTCCAGATAGCCCTTCGTGTAATCACTGCCGCCCGAATACGTGTTCAGCTTTTCGGCTGATCGCTGAAAGATCGTGCCTGCCTGACCGGAAAAGTACTTCTGCGAATCAGGCCGGCTCTTGTCGAAATCGCTTTCCGGGTACATCGTTCGGCCGAAACTGTTGGTGTTGATCACCGACTGGGCGGGCGCGTTGAGAAAGTCTGGAATGGCAGCCATGATCAGCATGTCCGTGCTGCCGCTGAGAGATTGCGTCAGTTCGCGCGCCGGCATGTAGGCGTTCATCGCAGAATTCGCCAGCCGCACCGCCGCCTTGCCTGCGGTCACGCCGCGCGCAGGGTCTTCCTTGTTGCGCCACAAGTCCACCGCCTGGTTGGCCATCGTGGCAAAGAAGTTGTAGCCAAAAGCCATCGGAATCTTGTAGTACCGCCCGGTCTTTGATCCCGGGATGGGCTCTCCGAGATCGTTGAGCGACGGTATTGCCGGCAGGATGTAAATCAGGTTGCGGTCCTTGATCTCTGGCGGAATCTTGTCCCACCACGCAACACCGTCGTCGTCCTCGCCAGCGTTGGCGTTCTGAAACGCCAAGTATGCAACCGCTGACATCGCGCTACCGATCACCGCCCAGACCTTTGGGGATTTCAGCGACTCAGCGAGGCGTGCTGTTCCCTGCACTGCCGGGTTGAAGAACAGGAACCACGCCGACAAGGTGTTGGTGCCAGTGCCCCGACGGTCGAAGTTGACGGTGATGTTCTTGGCAAGGCTGCCCGCTCGCATGAGAAGCGTTTTCTCAGCACGATCTGCCTCGGCTGTCTGGCCTGCCGCACGAAGGTCGTCAATGGCCTTCCTGCCTTCGGCGCGATCCGCTTGGAAAGCAGCGAACCGTGTGGCGTTCTCGAACACGGCATTTACCTTGTCGATGTGGCGCAACCAAACCGGCAGAAAACGAACCGGGTTGATGATCATCCGGTCGGCGTTCTTGACATGCGATGCAAGGTCGCGCGTCACGCCTTCAAGCGACATGAGCCCAAGTGAGCCGCCTGTCTTGCCGAGCGTTCTGAAAAGCTGGTAGTCGGCGCTGGGGGTTCCCCACTCTGCCTTGATGGCATCCTTGAATGCAGCAGGCGTCATCACCGCCGACTTGCCCGCTGCCTTGAACCCCCTTGAGCCGACCATCCCCACGGCCGCGGCCTGATTGTCGCGGAGGAAGTTGACAAGCATGAACGTCGGGCTCAGGTTGGTGTAGAGCCGGCCTACCGCGCGTTGCGCCGTGAGCATGTGTCCAATCGCAAAGCTCACACCCTCGATATTCAAGTGCTGCAACTGGTCCAGAAGCTGCTGGTCCTTGATCAGAATCGACACCTCCACCCCGCCATCCATGATGCCGATGGTGCGCTTGTCCTTGATGATCTGAGCCTTCTCTTCGATGATCACGTCGCCGTTGTCATCCACCGAGAACACGGGTTTCTTCTCCACCGCGTTGACTTCCCACAGCGTGGGGTCAGGGTTGTCCATCACGAACTGCAGCAGCGTCCGAAGCACCTCGTTCTTGCCTCCTCGCTTGAGCACGATCAGGCGGTCAAGAATGATGTTCTCGATGATGTTGTCGGCCTCGGAGTACCGGCCCTTGGCGCGTTCTGGATTCTTCTTTCGCAGGCTGAAACCCTTGCCCGTGCCGTTGCCTTGCGGCCGATCAATGGTCGTGTCGCCCGGCTTCTTTGGCTTGCCCCGCAGCGGCACGTATTCGTCATAGGATGCTTCCAGACCGAGCCACGTTTCATTGGTGATCAAGCCCTCGTCCAGCATCAGGGCGCGGGTCTCCTTCGTCCATTTCATCAGGGTGGCGTGGTGGCGGGCGTACACGGGCGTCAGCCCTGCCTTCTGCGCGTCTTGCAGAATCTCGGCGGCTTGGTCGTCGGTCATGCCTGACCACGAATCGAAGCCGGTGTTCGGGTTGGCTTCGCGCTTCTTGCGAATCTCTGCGTTGCGTTGCGGCGCATGTTTGGCGTAGGCGTACAAATGCAAGGCGCGCATCGTCAACCCGTCACCCGCCATGGCCTTCGTGAGATCAACAACCTCGTCCCTGAAGTCTTCGACACGGGCGGCCACCTTGCTGTGGTATCGCTCTTCGGCAATGTGGAAGTCGGACGCTATGTCGTTGGTTCCCCCCTGCGCACGCACCGCGTCAATGACCTGCTTCCAGCGGTTGTAGCGGTCCTGTATCACCTCGATGGCCTGCGAGCCACGGCCGAAGTCGGGCATCACGTAGCCACCCGTCGGGCGGCTCATCAGCGGCAGGCCGTTGGCAGCACGCTCGCGCAGGGTGTCGGTGATGTCGAAGGATGGCTGCGTCCGCAACACGAATCCATCGTCGTCGATTTCGGTTGTGTCTGTATCGTCGCTGGTCATCCCCTCAGTTTCAATGACGGTCGTACTCATTGCCCCGCCGCCCAGCTTGCGCAGCACGTCCTTCAGTGCCGCAGGAACAATGGCGATCTGGTTGCTGCCGTCTGCCGTCTTGCCTTGCGCGTTCCCATAAAACTTGCGCATGCCTTCGCCGCCAACCGACATATCGCTCGACTTGACGGTGATTTCCTGGCCGGGCTTTCCATCGGCGGCTGTCACCAAGTCATCGCCTGCCTTGCCGAACAATTCTCGAATGCGGTCAGCCGACACGGCCGATTCCGACATCACTTCCTGCCTGTCCTTCGTCGCCGTGAACTCGTACTTGCCATCTGGCTGCTTGGTGACAACGACGGTATCCACGGCCTTCATCAGCGCTTCTTTGTATCGCTGCGCAGACTGCTCGCCAGTCACGAAAGCCACCTTGTCGTAGCCGCCATCCACGGCGAACTTGATGGCGCGCTTCAGGGACAGGGCGACCCAGGCTTCTGTGTCTGCCCCGTAGCCCATATCGCGCGCCGTGCCGCTTTTCTTGGCGGCTGCCGCTTGTGCGGCCTCCATGCTTCCGTAGCGTTCGCGTTGCTGCTTGCCGTCCTTGTCAGTGCGCGTGACTTCGGCGTCGTCCTTGAACACGGCGAACTCGCGCTTGGCGACGAAGGGGGCAGATGGCAGGCGGCCGGTGTTGTCCAGTGCGGCGGCCTTGTCGTCTTCAAGCTCGCGCATCAATTCGCCAGAACGAATGCTGTCGGCCTTGTTCAGCGCCAGCGTTTCATCGCTGATCTGGTCAAGTCCCGCCGCGCGGTCGGCGTCTGCACGCTTGCGAATGGTGGCAACAAGCGCTTTTGCTTCCGCCAACTTTGCCGCGCGCCCGGCTTCAGCCATCGTCTTGACCGTGAACCCTTGTTTCTTGCCTTTCTGACCAAAGTCCGACTGGATTTCTTCCACGAACAGCACACGCGCGCCGCTTGAATCCACCCTATCGTTCAGCCTGATGTGCGCCAGGACGTTGGGGGTGCCGGGCCAGTGGCCGGATTGATAAGCCTTGTCGTCGTTCGTGTTGCCAAATACCCGAACGTCAAGGCCGGTCCTGAATGCTGCGTTGCGCTGCACATAGTTGTCGGCTTCTCCCCGCGTCTCAAACACGCGCAGCAGGCCGGCGTCATCATGAACCTCAAAGTACGTAGGTTCGCCCTGCTTCACCGGCAGCGTCAGCAGCACCTCGCGGTAGTTACTATTTCCGGTGAACGCGGCGACACCGTCGGTCCGGACATAGATGGCGTGGTTCTTTACGGTGACGCAATAGGCCGTGTCGTTGTAGTCCACGATCCCGCGCTTCGCATCGTCAATGCTTGCCCACTGCTTTGAATTCAGCCGAACCTCGTAAAGCCCGTTCGGTCGCTGGCTAATGGTGCCGCGCTGTCCAGTGAGTAACGCCAGCAACTGCATGTCGTCGGCAAGTTGCTTGCTGTTTGTGTAGTATGCCCAGCGCGGATTTCTTGTCGGGCTATCCTTGCAGGCAAGACAGCCATCGCCAAGCAACAAGCCCTCCATCAAACGCACAAGAACGGTCGTGGGCTGGTCGAAAACGAACCCTGGAACAAACTTGTCGCGTGAGTTTCCTTGCGCGTGCAATACGTCAACCAGCCCCCGGTCCATCGTCTTGATTGAGAGATAGTAGGCGGGGCCGCTCGCAACGTGATTCCATGAGATGGCCATGCGCCCGAGCAGCGCCTCAATCCGCGCGCACTTGTCCGGGTTCGCTTCGCGCGATTGCGAGATTGCAAGCGTGGACTTCTTGCCGTTTTCGGTAACTGCGCTGCCTTCGGCGATGTACCAGCCCAGCAGTTCCGCAGCGTCGCCAGCATCGTACCCGTACAGGATGCCGTCGCCCACGCCGGCCCACAACCCGGTAAGCGGGGCCACACACTCGGCCATCCCCCAAAGCTCGGCGGCTTTGGC